CTAACTTTTTTACGAAAAAATTCACTTTTTCTTATAGTAAAATCGTAAATTTTCGTAAAAAAGTTAGCAGGAATTTTCACTCCTTTTTCTGTTTAACCAAAACCGTCCGGACATTTTCAACATATTCATCATCCGGGACATATTCCCAGTGATACTTCGATTCGGGACGCTTGCTGTTTTTCGTGTTCATCTGTCCCTGCAGTCGCCTTGATATTATGCTTGCGCCGAGTCCGACATCACGTGCCGCATCCTTGGCGCATCTATATACTACCCCTGTCTCTATGCAGCGGACTCGCCTGAACTTCGGCTTCCCTTCACAACCGACCGTATGTTCATAATATGATGGATTATCATTGCACAGAGGAATCAGCTTCTTATTTTCGCCCATTGCGCATGCAAGGATATCATCAACCGCATACCACCATTCGTATCCGGTCCTGAACAACTTCACCGCCATCTTGCCCTTCACTTTCTTCACCGGCAATATGATATCACGAATGAATGTTGAATGCTTCACCCTTCCTTGATCCGATATCCAGTATATGTTCGTGAAGCCTGGCACGTCCATCCATTTTTCATCATCATTCATTATAATCTGTTTTCCATTTACTCTATTTATCTCGCTTTATCTTGGACATTTCACGGCAAAACTTCATCTTTTTTATAGAGATAAATACAATAAACGAAGAAAAGGTATGATTTGCATAGATTGCAGTACAGGACAGCAACAGCTCGTGATAGAGCGACATCGCCCTACTTGCGCATCGCCAAGGCTGGACGTGATACGTTCGCTTGACAGTTCGGTCGTTTATACGACGACGGACATCGAAGAAGGCGAGTTTTACATCACCTGTCCGATTGATACTTCAACCTTCAAGGCTGGACAGTATCAGTATCACATAATCAACCCGGCTACCTTGAAGGTATATGAACAGGGGTTGATCTACATATTCCCCACAAAATGAAAATTGAAAAATGAAAAAGGATGATGCAAAAAAGCCAGGCAAGATAAACCTGGAACTGATCACGTTCGATCCGTCCGACATCCAGTTTTTGCCGGATAAAGTACCCAACACGAACGTCGGTCTATATGTGCCATATGGCACCTACAACGACTTCCCAGAGGTCGTGAACACGCTTTATTTCAATTCCGGCACATTCGCCAGCATAGTGAACAGTATGTGTGATTATGTTGCCGGAAGCGATATCAGGTTCAATGATGCGGTGATCGCGAAATTGCACTTCAATAAACAAAACGAGCTCAAGACTCTGGTGAAGAGGTGCATCTTCGATAAGATCTTGATGGGCGGCTTTTGCGTGAAGGTGATCTACAACTTGAATAAAGAGATTGCCAAGATCGAATGGATGGACATCCGCGATGTCCGCCTGTCGGTGAACACATCAAAAGCATACTATGCATTGAACTTCGGCAAGGGAAGAAGGGGCGAGCTGCAGGTCTATTCGACGATGAACCATTTCACGGTCGGCGAAGATGAACATAATCATTTCACTTGCCTCTATTATCACAGGGGTCGTTCAAGGGGCATCTATCCGGTGCCTATGTACCAGGGTGCATTGCGTTCGATCCAGACAGATTGCGAGATAAATAAATTCAATTTACGGGCAATTTCATCGGGATTGGCTGCAGCATCGATAGTGAACATCCCGGATGGCAATTCATATACAGAGGACGAGAAGCGAACAATAGAGCGCAAGTTCAAGGACCACTTTTGCGGCTCTGATAATGCTGATTCGTTCATCCTTGCCTTCAATCCATCGCCCGACAATAAAGTGGAGATAGAGCGCATAGAGGATGATGCGTTTGCCGATAAATACGAAGTATTATCGAAATTAACAATCAAGAACATCTTTTCCGCGTTCCGCATGAGTCCTGTCCTTGCCGGATACTTGCAGGAAAACATAGGCTTCAACCGCCAGGAATTCGTTGAAAACTTCGCAATCTTCAACCAGACCGTGATACAGCCATTGCAGCAAGAGATCATGGATGCTTTCGATGATATCTTCGGAATCGAAGGTTCGCTGGTGATCGAGCCATACAAAATAAACCCCGAGATAAATGAATAATGTATACTTGATATCCGAGCAGGAGATACGAACCGCTTCATTGCTCGGCAACAACGTTGACAGCGCATACATACAGACCGCTATAAATTATGCGCAATCCATTGATTTACAGGAGATACTTGGCACAAAACTGCATAAAAGCATCATGACGCAAGCCGAGATTCATACATGGAAGAGCGATGAATACCGCATCCTGGTTCAAGATTACATCAAGCCTTGGCTGGTGCAGGACATCATGAGCGAGATTATAGTGCCCATCACGGCGAAGATTCGCAATGCAGGCGTAGCCTATTCGAACGATACCCATTACAGCGGACTGTCCATCACGGATGCACAGAAGGTACGCGATGAATATACGCATAAAGCATCATTCCTTGCGGCAAGGATATTCGATTATATCATCCAAAACATAGAGGTTTTCTTCGATGATGTAGAAGGGATATCAAGGTTTGTGCCTCTATCAAGCAACACGACGAAGAGCCCTATCTTCTTCGGCAAAACTGATTATTTCGATAATTGATATGACATACAGCGAACTTACTGATACCGTCCGCAGCATATGCGAGCGAATCCATAATATGGGATGCTTCTATACATCGGATGTCTATGAAGCCTGGAATCGGAGCGATGTACGATACTCTTCGGTCGTGATGTACCTTACGGGGGCACAGCGAGAGGAAAATGTGATCACATATAATGTATTGCTCTATTATGGCGACAGGCTCTTGATGGACTGTTCGAACAGGGATGCGATATTTGATGATGGTATTCGCGTTTTGACGACCGTAATAGACAATTTACCCTATGAAGTTGAATATACTACCCCCATCACCTATAACACGTTTGAACAGCAATTTATGGACAATTTAGCCGGGGTTTACGTGAACCTCCAACTGGACTGCATGTTCGATCAGGGTAAATGCGGATTGCCTTTGGATGATTCAATGACGGGCAATTTTTGATTTTTTTTATAGATAAAATAAACACAATACGAAATGGAATATAAAAGCAATTTCGATATAAAACTGGCGCAGATTGCGGCTCTTGGTGGCAATTCATCAATGCCGTATGATAGCGAATACAGCGAAAATCTTGAGATACTTCGCCTCTTGAATCAAGGCGGACATGGTGGCGCGCGAATCGATGATTCGAGCATCGCAACGACCAGCGTATGGAGTTCAAGCAAAACCAATACGCAGATAGGCACGAAGCAGGATGCACTTGTATCTGGCACGAACATAAAAACCATCAATGGTGAATCCGTCCTTGGAAGCGGTGATATTTCCATCTCGGCTGGTGCATTGATCGATGATAGCGATACATCAACCGGCAAGGTATGGAGTTCATCGAAAACTTCAACCCAGATTGGGACAAAACAGGATACCTTGGTATCTGGCACGAACATCAAAACAATCAATAGCCAGAGCATCGTCGGTTCGGGTAACATCATCATCACCGACATAGATGATAGCAAAACTTCAAGTGATGTTACATGGAGCTCGGAAAAAATCCAGAGCGAACTTGAAGAAAAGGCGAATATCTCTGACGTATCAACGAAGTTCGCCGATGTATCAACGAAGATTGCAGGCAAAACCGATACGAGCATTTTCGAGACATAGGTTGAAGCATTGCAGATGGAAATCTCGGAAAAAGCGAACCTTACTGATATCTACAGCAAGTCCCATATCGATTCAAGCATTGCGGCAAAACAGGATACCTTGGTATCTGGCACGAACATCAAAACCATCAATAGCCAGAGCATCATCGGTTCGGGTGATATCACCATATCAGGCGGTGCAATAATCGATGATACTGATACATCAACTGGAAAAACATGGTCAAGTTCGAAGATAAACTCGAAAAAACTGATAATGAGTGTTGGACCGACCTATGCTGGTTATTACGAATTCAATTTCGATACAAACACGTCACAATCAAAACTGGATGGTTTCTTGGCACAGGCATTTGATTCATCTGTTGCGGAGTCTATACATTTTGTGATGCAAGATGGAGGAATGAACTTTAAAATCAATATGTGGCCATATAGTGATGCACATTCGGAGACTATCACTTCATTGGAAGGAACCAGGACGTATACCATAGATAAAGTTGCGCTTAAAATCACAATGAATGATCCACAATTTATATCATTCGGGAAAGCGGATCAAAATGGAGATATTATCAGTATTTATATATCCCATATGCCCAGTGGTCCAACAACAGAACATCTTGAATACCTATATGAATGTGTAACTTCGCATTATGAAGATAAAATGTCGATATCAGGGGAACGATTCGAAGACGATATGATGTCCGTATATCTATGGGGAAGAGCGAGATATGAAGGTTATTATAATGGATTAAATCGATGGTGGTCGGATGCATAGATAAGATTCCGACTTTTCCCTAATTCCCAAGAAGGTATAACATATAAACAATCGAACGTCGTCTTTGATGATCTATATTTCGATAAAATAAATAGAAAATTCAATTTTGGTGATTTTTATACGATTATATCATCAGAAGGCTTTAACCCATTTAATTATACAATGGTTGTTCCAGACGGATGGATATACCCGAAATACAACAATTATGGGCAAGTTATCGGATTCAATGATTCACAGATATCAAGGAAGGGTATAATAGTTAACGGTGTTGCACATACTTTCGCATTCTATAGTGGTAATGAATCGTATTCAACCGAGATGAGTATGTTTGCTCCGACTTCATCTGGTGTGGCTGGACAGGTTCTGGTATCCGCTGGCAATGTATCAACTGGTCCAACTTGGGTTGATTTCAAGGATCCGACTGCATATCTTGATCTTGATTCATCACGATCGACTGCTGTCGAAAAATTCTATCTCGATTGTGTTGAAAATCAAAAAGTTCTGCCATTGCAAATTATGCAGGTCGATCCATCAACCGGTGCAAAATCATATTATTTGCCATCATCTACCAGATACTATGAACGCAATGTTGAAGCATGGTTGCTCGTGACAAGCGATTGCATCAACTGGGTGAATACGCATTATACCATCACAGATGTATCCATCTTGAAGGATGTATCAACTGGTACTTTTAGAGGTAATTGATAAAATAAAGAGCTGATTATGAAGCAACTATTAAATTTTGATAATAAAAATGTGCCATTGCCTGCACCGGTCGAGATCACCTGCAAATATATAGGTTTTAAGGACGGTGCAGAGTGCAATAGCTACTTTGATCTCGGAATAAAACCAGAGTCCGGAATGAATGTGATTATCTCTATGAAGGTGATGCAAATAGCGAGCATTCCATTCGAAGATTCATATATATTCGGATGCAATAGGGAAGTTGCATTATATGAGCCATCTGGCGCATTCGGTGCAAGGATCAGAAGGACATCGGGTGGATCATGGATAGAGCCATCATATGGAGGCAATTTTATGGACAGATGCTATGAATTATCATTCAATAAGGTTTATTATTGTATGTTTGATCAGACATCTGATCCCGATGAATTCAAATTTCGCGCAAACGATGATTTCAATGCGCTGATGAATGATGAATCTATCCGAATATCATACAACACTGCATCTGATTTTGCGAATGCGAATTTCGGTCTATTTACAACCAAAACAGAGACTGTAGATCATGGTATATATTTCACGGTTCCGGGTATATACATCAATTATATCAAGGTTTTTGATAATACTGGCACAATGGTGAAGCATTTTAAACCAGATTTGCTTGGCACTGAACCCGTATTGAAGGAAATGGTATCGAACACCTATTTACATTGCATTGGAGATGCTACGCAATTCGAATGCCTTGAAAATTAAGTTTTTATGAAGATATGAGATATTATAATAAATATGTAGCATTGCCAGAGCCAATCAGGGATTATGAATTACTTCGATATATCACCTGTGCAGCATTAATGGGTTCCGATAAATCAACCGTGATTGATACGGGGATATCCGTCCTTGGTGCCGATGTAGAGGTTGAAATAGGCTTTAAAGCAACAAATCCGCCGACTTCATCTGCAACTTTGTTCGCATCATCTTGGTATGCCCAAGGACAGTTGATGCAGATGGAAAAGGACACATCAACATTTCAATGGAGTTTTATATCCGGTGAAAACACGAAAACTGGTGTTCTTCAATGGGGCACATACTATAAATTGAAGCAAACTCTGACTGATCTATATATTGATGATTTTATTGTCGGTGGTCCATTCCAGATGGATATACAGCCATGGGTTCAATGCCCAAATACATTATGTATTGCAGGCGTGAATTATGGTTGGTCAACGAATGAAAGATATAAGGGTGATATTTACTTCGTGAAAATATGGAAGGCTGGTGTTTTGGTTCGTGATATGGTTGCGGCAATGCGCACAACCGATAATAAAGCGTGCCTTTATGATAAAATCACTGATAAACTCTTCATGCCTGATTGTGATGAACAATGGTCATGCGGACCAGTCGTTGAAAACTATACAGGCTTCGGATTCGCTGCAGCCGGTCCATTTTCGGTATCATTTTCAACCGCTGCACATGATATGATGTATCGCATCAACGAAGGCGAATGGACGCAATATACGACCGCCAATAAAGTGATATCAGCATCTTCGGGAAGGATAGACTGGAAAAGGAATAGTTCAACAGTCCTTACAGAGCCTATCGGACGATTCACGATTGCATCTGGTTCGGATGTCGCTGCAACAGGCAATATAATGTCCTTGCTTGATGGTACGAACTATCAAACCATGACCGACCTTACAGGATGGGGCGGCTCGGCTACGACCGAAGGTATATTCATTGGTTTACTTGAATCGAACACCAGGCTGACGAATGTGCAATTCCTTCATTTGCCAGCAACAACATTGTCGATGTATTGCTATGCAAACTTGCTTGCTGGATGTACGGGAATCACATCTGGACCAACCTTGCCTGCAACAACCCTTGCACCTATGTGCTATGCGGGTATGTTCTCGGGATGTACAGGACTTACGACTTCACCTATCTTGAAAGCACCGACATTGGTGACTTTGGCATATTATCTGATGTTCTATGGATGCAGCAATCTATCACGCATCGAATGTCATGCACGGACAGGGTTCGATGGCACGAATGCATTGTTGGATTGGACTGATGGTGTTGCGGCCAGCGGTACATTCGTCAAAAAGGCGAACGTGAATTGGCCAAGCGGTACCAGCGGTATTCCAACAGGATGGACTGTCCAAGAAATTGATGATGATTTTACCGGTTTAACAATGTTAACGAATACAGCCGGCAATATCAGCTTTACCAGGGGCGATGTCGGCCTTGAATACAAAATAAACACTGGCAACTGGACCGCATATACAACGGCGAACCAGACTATCAGACTGCAAGCGAACGACATGATCAGATGGCGAAGGACAGTATCTACGGCTATCACCGATGCAATCGGACAGTTCACCATGACTGGGGCATTGAAGGTTGAAGGAAATCTGTATTCGATCCTGGATGGATCTAACTATAAAACCATGACTGATCTTACAGGATGGGGTGGAACAACCGGTATATTCAAGAGCATGTTCGAGAATTGTACCGTATTGAACAACAATGGATTGGTTTTACCTGGCACAACATTGCCGAATAAAGCATACCATAGTATGTTCCGTGGCTGCACATCCCTTACGACTGCGCCAGCATTGCCTGCAACTACAATCGGACAGGAATGCTATGCAAGTATGTTCCGTGGCTGCACATCCCTTACGACTGCGCCAGCATTGCCAGTCATCAGCGTGCCATATTCGGCTTATGCAGCGATGTTCCAGGATTGTACATCGATTATACGAACCCCTATCATGTCGGCAACGACTCTTGGCTCATGGGCTTGCTCTTCAATGTACAAAGGTTGTACATCTATGGTTACGGCGGATGATTTATTAGTGACATCTGTCGGAACAGCATGCTGTCATTCAATGTATTATGGTTGTACTTCACTTACACAGCCATCCGCATTGCCTGCAACGACCTTGGCGAACACTTGTTATTCAGCGATGTTCTATGGATGCACTTCGCTGGCGAACAGTCCAGAGTTGCCTGCAACAACCTTGGCGAACGAATGCTATCATTCGATGTTCTATGGATGCACTTCGCTGGCAAACATCAAGTGCTTCGCCGAGTCCATCAATGCTACTAATTGCCTTGCATCCTGGACATATAATGTTGCGGCAAGCGGTACATTCACCAAGAAAACAGGCATCACTTGGCCAAGAGGTACCAGCGGTATCCCATCAGGATGGACCGTGATAGAGGCATAAAAACATATATATAATGTGATGAATAGTGAAGATATACGAAGGGAAGTCCGCTTCTATGTGACCTTGGCTCTTGGGTATGGACTGATGATACTTGGATGCCTTCTTCCGCCGATTGGCGTGATCACGAACTCGGTGTTGTTCGGCTCTGGCATGATCCTTGCGCTTGCGGCAATGATCGTCGGCATAGACCTTACCAAGGTGATCCGCGAACTTCGCCAGTTGAACCATGAGTTCCAGGAAGGCTTGAAGAAGGACGAAGAAATTGATGCGTGAATAACATGACTAATTTCGAACAATTTGATCCGTCCTATCATACAAAACATCATTCAATCCTGGAACTGGTCGATCATCCGCTTGCAGAGTCCCTTGGAATCGATAATACGCCCAAGGGAATCTATGCGGACAATCTCTACGGCCTACTTGATTGGACGGAATGGCTCCAGAGGATATATACCCCGACATTGCCAGCCGAAGAGCAAGAAGCATTCGCCATCACCATACTATCGGGGTATCGCTGCAAGGAATTGAATGATGCGATGGGCGGACATCCGCAATCCTGGCACTTGAATGGGACTGCAGTTGATTTTACGCTCGGTTCACCTGATGCGAATCGACGGCTGTTCGAATACCTGGAAGGGAAGAAGAAGGCAACCAGGGGGCGCAAGATATACTGGGGTATGCTGGTCGACCATAATGATTATGAATACTTGGAATGCACGTATACTTCGAACAATAAGTACAATCTGCGACAAACCAGCCACCAATAATGAACTTTTTGAAATTTTTTTTGGTCAAAAATAAACTTTTTGATTTTTTCGATGTATAATTATAAAAGGGGCATCGAAAATCATCCGCAAGAAGGTGGTGCGAGACCTGGATGAATAGAGCCTCTTACTTTACCGGCTGGGGCAACCCAGTAATTTGTCATATAATATTTTATTTTTCCCTCTGGTTCGCCAGAGGGTTTTTCTGGACCGTTTTTTTCTTTATAAAATATCTTTAACTTTTTCCCCATCCTTCACGAAGAAGGATGGGGTTTTAAAAAACAACGAACAACCGATGCCAAAAAAGAAGCGAACCCTTGCCGAAGTCCTGGCTGATGATACGATGGACGATAAAGCGAAGTACAGGTGGTATATACGTTCATCGGACGAATGGCAAAATATCCGAGATATTGTCCTTGCAAGATATAGACATAGATGCGCCTGTTGCGGACGATAGGAAGATCTGACGGTGCATCATGCAACATACGAACATCTATACCGCGAAGCCGATAATGATTATAATGATCTCGTTGTTGTATGCAAGATATGCCATAATGCGATACATCGCGCCCCGAGCAATAGACAGAGGTTCAAAATGGCGTAAAACTGTATAGCTTAAAGGTTTAAGGAACAGAGCGTTACGAAAAAATGAGCTTTATTATGAATTTTTTTGCGAAATTATTTTGATATGTCGGGAAAAATTCGTACCTTTGCAGGTGTAATAAATACATAAAAATATGAAAAAGAAAACAAGTTTTTACAATGAACTCGCTTGGGGCTTAATGCATAGCCCAGTCAACACGAATTGGGACGAAAACGACAACACGATCGGGTTTACAATCACTGATGTGCCACATTATGTGGAGATTGTATCGGCTGATGAAAAAAAAGCGTCCATTCGCATAGATGGTGGACAAATTCGCCGGTATCCAGTCGTCAAAGGATTAGATGGAGCCCAGGATGCAATCGCTCTTGATATTTATAAACGTTTGGCACTCAATGATATACGTTTATGCTTATATAGGGAAATGGCGAAGATTATCAATCCTAAATTTATCATTGATCAGACTGATACTGGTATATACATATACACAAAACCAGCAGGTTACGACGCTCCGCGCGTTTCTATCGACATCCACCAAAAACGCGTCCATAATGCTGACTATCAAAGGTATGAGATCACGATCAAAAGTTATCTCGATCCGTGGTCCGATACAGTAGATGTAGAATCGATCAATATATTCATGGACATTACCGGTGAACATAACGTGAAAGGTATATGCGCTCTTGCTTTTCAATCATATTTCATATAATCAATAATTTATGAACATAACCGACATTGTGAACAACATACAGGCGCGGCATTCAAGGTTGCGCCTTGATGTATACCAGTGGGCACCGGGAATGCAGTATCTGCAGATTCGAATGCCCATCAACCATCATCCGTTCGGCAACAACGTACCCGAACAGGTATCGGATAATATATTCGAATACATCGAAGAGCATGCAATCACGAACGGACAGGCGAATCTTCGCAAGGGGTATGCCAGGGATCTCGCTTCGGTGATTCGCATCATAGAGGGATGGCATCTGGACCGCAAGCAAGTCAAGGTGATTGTTGATGGGAACTATTATTTCCCGACAAACAGCAATAGACCGAACATCCATGTGCCCATACCTGACCCAGGTGAAGCACTGTTTTGACAATTTTTTTCCGAGATAAATATAAAAAACAAAAAATAATATGAAGAAAGAAAACTGGAAATAGATTCCAAACTTCCCGAACTATGAAGCATCCGATCTTGGACGCATTCGCAACGCTACAACCAAGCATATCCTGGTACCCCACAAGAAACATAAAACATCACAATGTGATGATTATATGTTAGTCAGTCTATATATGCGAGATGCCAAGAAATGCGCAAGTAAATATGTTCATCGGCTGGTTTTGGCTGCATTCATCGGCATTGAAGATGATATGCATGTGAATCACATCAATCATCAACGGGATGATAATAGATTGATCAACCTGGAATATTTATCCCATCGGGATAATCAGGCTGATGGGCAACACAGGCAATCAATCCGCGAAAAACTCCAGGGGGGTATAGGCAAGCGAGCCGTCAAAAACATCGATACAGGCGAGATATTCGAATCAATCATGGATGCATCACGCCATTATGGCAATTGCAAAAACTCGGAAATATGTATCCGCCAAGCCGCCCAAGGACTGTAGATCACCGCATTCGAACAGCATTGGGAATACAGCACAGCGCAAGCATACTTCAAATGGGTAAATGAATCGGAAGGATGGTACGAAAAGCCATTATTTTGAAGAAAATCCGCTATTTGATCTATTATAAAGAAGGAAGGGGTAGCCTTGAATGGCTACCCCTTCTTTTATTATGCAGTAGATTATACAATCACAATAGATTCAAGTGCCGCAATTGCGCTTGCATCAGTGATGATCCTTGGCAATTCAACCGAATTATCAGTGATCTCGATCACATAGTTGTTGCCATCTGTAGCGTTCTGTCCCGTTGTTGCAGTCAAGGCTGTGCATTCGATTGGCTCGTCCCAACCAAGGAAGTGGTACTCGCCATTGCCATCCTTCACGATTGCGATAGTATCGGACAATGCCAGGGACATCATTTCCAGGCGTTTACCTGTATCCTGCTTGATGAAGGTCAAGGACAGTTTGGTCTCGAACGATGTACCAGCCTGTTCGCTGATCACTGCAGATGAAGTAAGCGAACCGGTGTTTTTGTTGAACGTATACGGCTTGAAATGTGCATAATCGCATACTGATGTATCAAGATGCGTGATTGCACCGGTTGAAGCATCCAGGGTCATGTTTACGGCTGGAATCTCGGTGTTGTTCGAAATCCATACTTTCACAATCGAACCACGGCTATCACGGCAACCTCTCTCCAAACCTTTTATTGAATATTTCTGACAGCTCATATATAAACAATCTTCTTTAATTTTTGTTAATTGATTGATCACGCTGTTGGTGCATCCTGACGAAGTGCAACGACAGTTTCCCAAGGGTATGCAACCTGTACAGCGTATACCATCTTGGCACGCAGGATGAACTTCTCATGTACATCATCGCTGATTGCCTGGATATCAGTCCTATCAGCATCGTTTGATGTACCGATAACAACGTGACGGTTTACCAAGCCATAAACGTTGTGATTGTCGTCCTTGATTGCTGTAACTGCATGAACCAGAGTGCCATAGACTGGCAAACGAAGAGTATTCTCTTCAATCTCACCTGCGCCGTTAGTGTAGTTCAAGTCGAACAGACGGTAGTCCTTTGCAAGCAACTCTTCCTTCAATGCAAGGAACTCATTTTCAGACATATACAACTCTGTCTCCTTACGGCTCTTGGTATCAGCAGCCTTGATTGCAGCAACACACTGATTATAGATAGTGCCGGTTGAAGAGCAATATGCAACCTTTACGCCTGCAGTTGATGGATCAACGATATCAACGATACCATCATATCTTGTGCTGTTCAATGTGATACCATTCCAGATCAGATCTTCACAGTTCAAGTTCACGCGCTTCTGCAAGAGCTCGATCATCTTCTCGGCAAACGGATACTGGCTCTCGGTTGATGCGCCATATCTCTTGTTGTATGCCATCCATTTACCCCAGAGGTCGTTGTAGCAATCAATGCTCTCCATTTTAACATATGCTGGATTCAATCTACGGTCGGTATATGTGAACGTTGTGTTGTTTGCGGATGAATCGCAAGATATACCATCCATGAATGAACCATTACACTCAAGCATATGAATATCAGTGGGTTCGTTGACTCCATCCTGTACAGTAAAGTACTTCATGGACTCGCTTGAATGGCTCAATGCGCTGATAATCTCTGCGCTGCCCAACTGATTTATGTAGTCCTGGATACCAGTAACCACGGTTGAAAATTTAAGGTTTTTCATCTATTTTAAGGTTTAATTTTTTACTTGTTGCGGTATGTTTTGAAGCTCCATTTATGATCTTCAATTTTTGCCATCTTTTCCTCCACAGGCGCGGATTTTAGGGATTCAATCTCGGCTTTAAGAGATTCAATCTCGGCTGCCTTCTCGGCAATCTCGGCTTCGAGCTCCTTGATTTTCGCATCCTTTACATCATCATCTTTTGGCTCTTCGGCTGGCTTGGCATCACCTTCACCTTCACCTTCGCTTGCACCTTCACCGCCTTCGCCTTCCATGCACTTCTTTTCCTCTTCATCCTTCTTCTCGCCTTCCATATGCTCGGTTGTCTCGCCTGGGGTTGTCTCTTCGGTCGCTGTAGGCTCTTTGATCTCGGTGATCTTGCCGTTCGCAACGACCAGGACTCTCTTGTCCTCCATCACATAATCGCCCTCTTTTGCGGGCTCCATATTGCCATCGTTTTCGACAAAAACCTCCGAACCAACTTCAACCGCATCCGTGACAACAACGCCTTTATCGGTCGCTACTGATTCGAGTTTTGCCAAAACCTTGGCTAACTTTATGATATTCAATAACTTCATTGCTAAAGTATTTAGTTTTTATACATTGTATTTATCGAAGTAAATCTTCAATCTCTCTGTCAAAATCATCTTCTTCTATCCTGTCAAGGTTTGCGAAGATCTCAAGTGAATATCCCTTGAAATCGCCCCTCTTGATATCATTCCATAATCCATCGTCCAATACCTTAAATGTCGCGAATAAAGAGCCTTCTGGCGCGTTTTCGAACTCGGATGGGGAAATACCCCTTCCCGTGTTTTTGATGTAAAATTCCACCATTTTGACCCTATCCGTATATCTCGCATCATTATGCTGCAGATTCACGGCATTGAACAATTCAAGTTCGCTGTATTTAAGCATCATTTTTTCGATCACGTCCTTGGTGAATATGATATAATATTCGCCGGCTGCATCACGTCTATATATAGGGGTATCAGCAAGGCAAACCGGACCAGTGATCAATCTCTTTTCCGCATCCGCCATCTTGATCATCCTTGGCTCTTCCTGTTTATCGAACGCAAGGAAATCAACCTCTATCGCCGGCTGTGATACCAGCGATATGGCTGACATGAAGCAATCATCTTCATCGATGTTTATGTTGTATATAGGTATATTATTCCTGTTCATAGCTATTTATCCTTCTTCTATATAAAAAGATACATTTTATCGATCAAAATCGGTTTTCGGACTCTGATACATTCACTCTGGATGCCGTCCCGGATATATCTGATTCCAAAACATATACCCTGGTATCGGCTACAGTATCTTCGGTTGATGCACCCTGTATATCCGTCGTATACTGCACAGGGGCAACCAGATTGGTGATTGCACTGGTATTCGCGGTTGCACCGGTTGATGATGAAGCCGAACTTGAATTGCCCGAATTGAACTGGGTTTGCTTGATCTTGGCAATCTGCACTGCACCGACTGCAGTGATCAATCCTGATAGGATGGCACCGGCAATCACATTGCCAGGGAATGGCAACGTCATGGACGAACTCCATGCACCGACAATACCGGACAGCATCGACAATACAGCCTGTCCGAGCTGATACTTCTTGTTTTGTTCAAAACCCTCTTTTGTTGTTGTATCTTCTTCGGCTGCCAGCGCGCCGAGCATGTTCGATACTGCACCGATTGCAGCCATACCGACCTGTCCCCATGCAGCCCATCCCTTGCCGCCTTCCTTCAATTCCTTCTTGAGATCCTCTGATGAATACTTCAAGGCTTCGCTCATGCCAGTGATGCCGGTCGTGATCGAATCGAACACGTTCGCCCATTCCGCCGATATTCCTTCGCCTATGGATGCAAGGTCGGATACATAGTTTGACATCAGGTCGGACATCTGGGCGAACACTTCAACGTTCATATCTATCGCCGCCTGTATCTTGGTCTGGATCAATGCTTCGTTCGTATACTGCAGTTCGTCCAAGACAGCCTGTATGCGCAATGCTTCCTGTTCGTATGTTGCAAGGTCTATAGTGCCCTTGCTCCGAAGTTCATTCAACTGATCGAGCTGGCTCTGATTCAAGTCTATCATGCGCTGGTTCGCCTCTATCTGCAGGTTCAATTCCTTTTCCAGATATTGCTTGGTCGTGATTTCCCTTGCTGCAAGCCTTCTTTTGTTGGCGGCTACATCAGCATTGTAAATCAGGTCGTTGTAGTTGGACTGCATCGCATAATCATCCTGTAAAGCCTTCATCTTCATCTCGCCATAGACCTTCAACTCCATGTCCTGATACTTCTTCTTGATATCCTGTTCCAATTGATTGATATCAGAATCATCGATGAGTCCCTTTAAGGCTGCATCATATAGATCCTGTATCATCTGGTCGCGCTCTTTGCGAATGGCAAGGATTGCATTGCTGGTATCATCAAGGAATAGTTTATCAAGTTTGTCCTGCATAGCCTGTGCCTCTGCAATGCGCTGATCATCAAGTTTTTTGAGTTCATCATTGAGCTTCATCTGGGACATATAAACACCCTAATCCAATTCCTTCTTCGATATTGCATGCTTTCTGTATTCCTCTGTAAGCTTGGCTACTTCTTCACGGTTCACCCTATGCGCTTCGGCTACTTTATATTCGTATGTATCGCCCATCACTGCACCCTTCATGGACTGCATCAGGCTCTGATACTCTTCCTTCAACCGCTTTATCTCGTCCGCCCATTTCTTCGCCGCTTCTTCCCTTGCCTTGCGCTGTGCCTCTTCTTCTGCTTTTATCTGATTGTTCAACTCGGACATCTGTGCATTGGTCTAGCGCAATACGTTGTTGTAGTCCTTTTGCACATTATAGACCTTGGCTTTTGCCTCGGCAAGTTTATCTTCAAGTTCGGGCGAGTTTTTGCCCTGTGCCATCTGCTCTTCAAGAAGGGCGAGTTCCTTTTGCGCCATATCAAGGTTGTTTTCAGCAATCTTCTTTTGCTTTTCGCCATACTCTTCCATGAAGGCAAGTCTTTCCTTGGCTGTATATGACTCTTTATCAGCCGCTTTTGCCCTTGCATCAGATGCTTCCTGATCAAGTTTTGCGTTTTCTTCGATATATTGCCTCTTCAACTTCGCATTGTTTGCCTCCATCTCGGCAATATGGTTTTCCGCTGCAACCCTTTCATCTTCAATCCCAAGCCATACCATGAAGGCGGATACGACTTCGCCTATCGCCGCGGCTACCTCTGTAAGGGTTTCAACAAAATCATCGAAGGCTTCCTTCACTGCATTCACGACAGCCTGTACAGGTGCCATCGCCTTCTTCAAGTTGTTTTGGGCAACTTCATTGCCCTGGACTGATTCCTTGAATTTATCGAATATCGCCTTTGCCGCCTTGACCGCAACGACAATCGCCATTATGACTGCACCTACTGGATTGGCTGCCAGTGCTTTAAGTTGTGCGCCAAGTCCCTTGGCTGCATTGCCGAGAGATACGAATGCAGAGCCGCCCTTTTCGCCTGCAGCCATCATCGCATTCGCAAGGTTTGCGAACAATGGGTTTATGTTGCCTATGGTGATGCCGACCTGATTGAACGCATCAACCATGCTCTTGGTATAATTGCCGACATTGCGTGAATGAACGCCGACCGCTTCATCCATCTCTTTAAGTTTGTCGTTGATGGTGTTTATCTGGGTCGCCAGTTCATTGCGCTTGGCTTCATCGTTCGTTGCTTTATATTGCTGTTTAAGCAAGCCCATCTCGTATGATAAAGCATTATATGAACCGGCAAGGGCGGCTGCGCCCTGGCGCGTTTTTGCCATGAATTCATTCAATTCCGCCTATGCGGTATCAAGCTCATACAGTTTTGCCTGATATTCCTCGGATGATTCATTCAATGTATATAGTTCGTTGCGAAGGGATGTGATCTGCTGGCGAAGTTCGGCAAGCGATTTCACCGCATTCTTGGTATCGACTTCAACAACCGTCGCTTTTGATTTTGCCATTTATCTGTATGCTGCGTTTTTATAAAAAATCATAAAATTGCCATATGTTGTTGATAGGGCATAGACCCGAAAACATATCGTATTCGGCTTTAAAAGAAAAAGGGGTAGCCGAATTACCACCCCAAAAAAACAAAAAAATAAAATATCATATATAGCGTATGAACTTCAAGATAAAGTTCATTGTATTTATCTCGGAAAAAATCATTCATTTTCATCATCGCCGTTTGGGGTGGTGACGGTGATGGTGATTGTGCAATGCTCTTTATCCTGGAATGATGGGAATGGCGAATCGGTTCGATAGACCGTCATCTGATAATCGCCCGGAGGCGCATCATTCGCAACATTCACTGTGACTGTGCCCGGACCGGTGCCGCTTGGCGGTATAGGGTCAAAAACACCCGGTGATTCGATTGCCCATGTGCCATTGCCATTCGTTTCAACATCAACCGTGAACGAACGACCGGCAAGGACGGTGAAATTATTCGGGCGCATATCGATATATACGAACCTGTCCGTATAGTATGCAGATATATCGCGTACGGTGATCAATTCACATTTCGTCGGCGCATCCGACATCACATCATAATCGATTATCTTGTTCACGAAATAGACCTGGTTTTCGATGCGGATAAACTTATTGTACTTGAACTGCATATAATCGATAGGCTTGATGTACAGGTAGCAAGTGACCATCTTGGACTGGACATTGTATCGTTCGTTTATGTAGTTTTGCCAAAAAGCCGAATAGATATCCATCAAGCCATCCGTTGTATAGCTCGTGAGCGAATAGTTTTCCATCGGGGTCGCAAATGTCATCATCGAACGCCATTTTGCGATATCAACCTTTTGATATCCATTGCTCGCAAGGCAACATGCCGGGTCGGCTGTTTGCGAATAGTAATACTTGCCCTGTGATTGCTGGTTTATGGTATCATCGGACAATATCACATTGCGAAGATTGCCGCCCGTATCCCATGCAGAGTTGCCCATCGCAAAAGCGAATGAACCGAACGGATTCAAGAGCTTGCCATCTTCATCGGCAAAATTGGCGAAAACCTCTGATGTTGACCTGCTATAGGATATCGCGCCTATGTCGTATGTCGTCTTCCAGGACAACACATTGTCGGTCGTGATAATGGTGTTTTTGATAGGGGTATCGAACAACTTGGTTTCCTTCGTATCGAATTTATAATCAGTGATTATGCGCTTTTCACCGAAGTTCACTCCATATTTTTCTTTGTACCGCTTGCCAAGGGCGGTTTCGTTATCATCAGTGTTGAACAATACTTTATTCGATTGCCAGTAAACAGGCTTCACGACGAAATCCTTGCCCATGTCAAGTTTATCCGTCCAGTCCTCTATCGTATACTGGCTGAAAAACTTCTTCGCTGATACGAAGCGAATCACCTTTTCATCAGTGATTGTGCCATCATCATTATGCTGCACATCTTCTTCAACCAAAACCATCATTCGGAATATCTTCATATAGTTCAATATGATGTCCCAAGGCTTCTTGGTGAAGTCCCAGAGGTCGGACAACTGATATCTTGCACCGCTTCGAATCTGGTCCGAATAGGTGATCACCATAGGCTGTGAAGATTGGATGAAGAAGAAGTTGTTCGTTTTGAAATCAACCTTGCCTGCATCATCGCAATACAATGGGAATGGACGTATGATGGCAGGCTTCACCCAAGATGCAGCGATATCAAGTGAAAATTGCGTGCCCATAGTCAAGGCATTCGACTGGAAAATCACCGAAAAAGGCATGTTTATTCGGAACTGATGGACGGAGAATACATTCGGCCATTTATCGAACTTGAACACATATTCGTATGGGGATAGATCGACTGTCGTGAAATCAGCAACTGCAATAGCCTTGCATGTCCGGACAATGCTACCATTATCATCCCTGATGTTGATATCAAGCTGCAATCCCGTATCGGCGAAGAAGTGAAGGACTGATGCATCAAGTTCAACGACTTCAACCGATACATTGAAGTTCGCCGATACTGCACCATTCATCGTACCGGTATTGTACCAGTATGCGATATTATTGCCATCCCAGTTTGCGATGTTCGGCACTTCTTCATTGTAGCCATCAACTCTTCGAACGTAAATACTTGCATCATAGACAGTTTCATAGTCCTATTGGGTTTCGCCAGGAATCGGAAGATAAACGTTCGCTTTATTGTAGGTGTTCGTTTTCTTGATGTCCTGCATCTCTTCATTGTGATAGTTCAACGGCTGCAGCATCACAACCGATTTATACCAGTATGGGTTGTTTTGGAAAAACCAGTCCGTATCAAGGATGAATTTATATCCGGTCAGATCATAGGCTTTCTTGGCTACAATCTGGAAGAGTTTATTGAAATAGATGTACGGCAACTGGTTGTATGTCCTGTATTCGCCTATCTCTCTTGGCTTCAATCCATCCGGATATATAGTATCAGCCGGAATCTGGGATATCAGCGATGGCTGGTTGTAGCCAAGCCTGTCGGTGAAGAGCTCCGACCTGTTGCTGTCTATCTGATAGGTTTTATAATCGAATCCATCCACATATGCATTGTTCGGCGTGAAGTTGATGATATCATAGGCTTGCAGATATGGGTTTATGTTGTCGCTCGCATCATAGATGCCAGCCTGCACCTGGTCGTGCATCCACAGGTTGTTCATATGGCTGCAGTCCATCACTTCCGTGAAGAAGGCTGATGTATCTATCACATACTTGAGATCATCGGTCGTTGATGAATCGGATGGCATATCGAACCTGATGTTGGCAAATTCCTGAAAAATCTTTCCGAGTTGCGCATTCAACGTGCATGTATAATATATCTTGCCCTTGGATTGCTTGGCTTCGATAATCTTCGCATATCCCGACAATAGAAGGCTTCCGTTGTACATCAGGCGCATATCAAGCTTCTTGGTCGGATCGAAGTTCACGAAGATGGGCGATCCCTGTGAACCGACAATCTGCATATCGGGATGATAGATATGTCCGAATATGCGGTTGTTGTTCGCCGTGCCCGGTATGGATACCGACTTGGACCAGTCGTTTATCACCAGGGTCGGATTCGATACCTGTTCGAATTCCTTCGTGATGGCGAAATGAACCGCATCATCAAGGTCTATCAGTTCGTTTTCTATGTATAGTTCGGTATTCATTCATCAATACAGTATGTTTTGATCTTTATTCACTTCAAGGTTCAACTGCAGGTTTATCAGTTGCTTTTCGTTTTTATACTTCTTCTCTTCATATGATTTATCAGTAAGCATCACGTTGTATGCTTTATTGCTCTTCACATCATATAGGGTAAGATATGGCGATACATATATGGATTCATAGATAGGATAGATGCTGTCCTTGGTGATGAATCCGCTGTTTATAGCGAACTTCGGGGTGATGGACGCATGCATATTCCTTCTTTCGCCTGTATAGTTCTTTATTTCCGTACGGGTGATGGATTCCGAATATGATACCTTGCCCCAAAACGGCTGGCACTGATAGGATCCATACCTGTCTATCCATTCAAGATAATAATCTGCAATGCAATCAACATCGAACGTGCATAATGGGGTGATCGAACCAAGGTTCAAGCCGGCTACATTCCGTCCATTTTTCAGATCCATGATAATCTTGATATACTGTATCTTGAACTCTGTGTTGTTTTTATCGAACTCGGTATACAACGTGAATGTTCGCCCATTCGCATCACGAAGCATATCACGCATACCGGCTGATGTATCATATATCACATTGTCGGTAGCATTGCCTATCATCACCTGATAGAAAACATCGCTTCCATTCATAGTGAACGAAAAATCGTGCCTGCCATCTGTAAGCGAAAAGAGATCAATGCTTCGCTGCAATGTGACGCCTTGCTGGTTTTGGACTTGGATATAAAAAGGCTGTTTTGTCGTATCATCAAGTTCGATGGTTTGCGGATTCACCCATTTTCCCGAACCGGTTGTACGTCCGGGGATGAACACCCCATACTTCTGATCGTTCAACACATCGATGTTGTCCGGCAACATCACATAGTTTTTCATGTATTTTGACAGGCTATCGAATTTAAGGTTCACGTTGTTCGATGCATTCAATGGGATGCTACCCGACAAAATGCCGGTGCCAAGTATCTCGCCGCCCCCGGCCACATTGAATTGCTGATAGAGACATCCGAAGCCGAACTCCGCCGTATCGACCAGAGGCAATCTCGGCAACAATACGGTTTGCCTTGATGTGTTGTTCACCCCTTGCTGCAGATTATGGATATCAACATAGATGTATGATGGATTGCGGAATGGGCACTGCACCAGCGATGGGGTATAATGCGGATAGCGATAAACCATGGCAACCTGTTCCGTGTTCGATGTATAGGTAGTGCCGTTTATGGACAATGTACCATAAACCAGGTCGTTCACGCCATTCCTGATGGACGTGTCTATGGACTGCACGGGCACAGTTATCGCATTGTTTTGATACCGTAGCGATTCAAGTATCTGCGTGATGTTGATTCGGATAGATGTCTGGGATGTCATCTTGAACACATTGCCGACAAAAACGCGGACATTGTTGCGGTATATGCCGTATGTATATGCCTGATCTTTTGTTGTGACAGGTAAATTGCTGAAAGTCAGCATTATATTTTCATCCAAATACTTCATAATCAATTATTCGTTTTCAAAAAAATGATCAAATATAGGCGGATTGTTGATTGATGTCCGACAAAATGGACTCTATCTGCCTGTTCGATATCTCGGCATAGATGTCGCCTATCCTTGATGCAAGCCTCTGCACCAGAGCGGACTGGTCGTTCAACATGTATCTGATTGCCGGACGGGCGAGATATGCAACCTGTTTGCCGTCTATGTCCCTCTTGCCCTTCGCCATGGACTTGCATATGGCGAATGCGAGCTGCTTCGTTGTCGGCACTCTTCCCCTTCTTGCCCTGGGCACTATCCCTTTTGTATTTATCCAGTTTTCGATGGCGGCAATCGGCGGAAAATGGGGTGAAGGACCGAATTCGAGATAATTCCAGTATCCTTCAAGTTCGAAGTAAAGGACGAAATGCTCTTCATCAGCCTCTATCTCGTATCTTGCAGTATCTCGCAACTTGCCAGATGCGATTGCATCGAATGTCGTTAGATTCGCTTTATAGGCTTCAAGCAATTGCTTCGATATCTCGTTTATCTCTGCATCATTGCACAATATGTATGATATGTCGTTTTGCATATATTATCAATGTGTGTTTTTCCATTGCTTGATACGCTGTTCCTCTTTTTTGTTGAAGTCTATCTGCCATTTCAATGCACGCAATATCATGAAGATAGGGGTATCAAAGCATTGTTCAAGGGGTGTTGATGATATCTTGCTGTACTGTATCACGAATTCAAACCAATCACCAGATCCATCATCTTCAACTGGCTCTTTATCAGCGACATCTTGGTTTTCCAGTCCAGTCCCTTCATCATCACTATCTCGGCTGTTGAAGAAGCAAGGGAACGTCGCAATGATTTCTTCAACAGCATCCTAAAATTTTCAAGGATGGACGGCACCAGGGTGATGGGCAATTCCTCTATGCCGGACTTGAAATCCTCTATATCATAGGTGTTGTCGTTGTATTTTGCACCGACCGGCACCAGGATGGTAGACATCAGGTCTATCAGATTGGCATCACTTGACTTTGATGTGATTGCTTGATAATCAAAGAATTGTGATATTGTCATGTTTTCAACTGCACTGATTTTCGCATCCCATTTGCCGACTCTATACTTCTTGGCGAGCTTGCAAGGCTTGATATCCTGGTTCAACAGGGATACGACATCCTTCATCAATAGAAGCACATTGCCCATAGGTTCATCCTGCACATCTATCGGATAAAACAACGGAATGATTTCAAGGACTTTGTTTTCCTCTATGATGTCCTTGCTGCTGATGATGTCCTGCATCTTTAAATACTGTCCGATGGTGACATCATCCCATTTCAATTCCTTCCTTTTGATCATAAAAAACTGGATTTTCTTTTTATCGTGACCGCATCCAGGGCAATCATCAGCGACATCAGGATATCATCATGCTGTCCGCTTCTTGCATTGAACACGGGTTTGTTGTTGGCATTCACTATCATTTCATATGATGATAGCTGCATCATCAGATCATCCCTCTTGGGCAATCTGATATCGCCATTTTGGATTGCTACTTGCAACTGGCTGACAATCATAGACTTGGAATCATTGGTTGTCAGGAATGATACGACAGGGATATTCAACTTGCGGTTGCGAAGGGACTTGCGAAGAAGTTCAAGGTATATCTGTCCGATCGAATTTTGCTCGCATATGATGCGCTTCGGATGATATTCCTCTGCAAGCTTGCAGATATAATCAACCGTGAATGAAGCCTCTTTATCATTGAAGGCGATTATATCAACGACTTCCTTCTTCGCATTCATTATGGTGATTGCATTATAATCATTGCCGGTATTGCTGGACCAGTCTATGCCGAACACGACTTCGTTCGCCGATGGGATATAATCAGATGGATAGAAGCAATGCGCAAAATCGCCGAATACCGCTCCTTCGGTTGATGCGAACCGCCCTTCGTACATCTGCTTGAACTTGATGGAAGGAAGGGTCTTGCGATAATATTCAAGTTTTGATGGCGATAGAAGGGCGGACGTATCATAATCGCAAAAGTCTATCGCATAGACTTCATCATTGCTCGCATCGATGCCCTGGCACCATAGGTTGTAAAACGTCCCCTGTTCGTACAATGGGGTTGATACGGCAATGATGGTCGGATTGTATGCATTTGTCCAAGGAAGCGAAGCCTGGATGGATTCCTCGGACAGATATGCACATTCATCATATATCATAATGGACTTGCAAAAGTATCCCTGCAATGCGGACAACTTCTGTTCGCTTGAAAAGAGCTGGAACACCGAGCCGTTTATGAAGCGAATCTGGAAAAGCTGATTGTCTATCTTCTTAACGAAAAACTTGCCTTCAACGATATCCTTCACTTCATCGAACACCTTCCTTGCCTGCTTGAAGGATGGCAACATATAATAGACCGAGCCATTGCGGTTTTCAAGGCACGTCTTTATTGCGAGCCATTCGCATAATACAGACTTGCCGACCTGTCGCCTTGCCTTTATCACTATGGTTTTGCCTTGATGCGATCCTATCAGATCCATCGCATCGGTTTGCCAGGGGAATAGGGTCAGATCAACGTTTATCGTTTTTATCTTCTTTTCCATTCACCTTCAAGTTGAACGTGATGTCGGTTGAATCCGCATCATCGGTTTTCTTTTCATCATAGAGTCCGCCGACCTTGGCTGTAAGGTCTATGTTGTTCATCTGGGTTTTGAAGAAGTCCTTCTTGGACATCTCTTCACATTCCTTTTCGGCTCTATCATACAATTCCTCCAGCCTTGCGAGCTGCACCTTGCGAAGTTCATCCTTTTCCTCTTCGCATTGCAGATAGATGTACGTATAGCCTTGCTTATAGTTCGTATAGGCTTCTTTATAATCGCATTCGAACGTATCCTGCAGCCATTCGATTATCTGCATCTTGGTATAGCCGGCAAGTATCAGCCTTGCAACTTCGGCTCGCCTTGCTGTCGTTTTAAGGACATCCGCATTCACCTGCACTTTATAGACGTTCGATATCTATGATGACAGGCGATTCGAATCCTTTTGCTTGCCTATTGGCGCATCATTTTTCTTCGTTGTTTTCATCCTTCAATGGGGTATGTTTTGATGATGCCTTTTTTACGCGTTTTGGCGCATCCTGCAGCGTTTTATTCACATCTTCGATATATTTATCATATGCCCTGGTCAAGCCCTGTAGCATAGCCAAAACGCATCTTCCGCATGTAAGGTTTTCGCCCTTGCCATAGACATCGGCATAGACCTGGTTCAACTCGGCTGCATCGGACATAAGCATCGCGCGATGGCATCCGGCACGAGTCTCGTTAAGTGCATCTTTATGCTTTTGAAGTATATCGAATTGCTCTTTTGTTAGATCTTTCATTTCGTATGGTTGATTATTTTGTATATCAGTTTTATCAGCGCATTGCAGATATCCATCATCAAAAACAATAGGCTTTTGGTGATGGTTGTTGATAGGGCGGACAGTATGGGCAATGCTATAATCCAGGGGGTGAATGTGCCGCCCATTATCAGATAGACTATCAGCCAGATGTTCGATAGATGGAATACCTGGCAAAGGCTGCATTCTATCAGATGCGATTCATAATCATCGGTTGCAATCTTGCCCCTGGTCAAGATGTACGTGACAATGCGCTTCATCTGTGATGGCCAGTCGGTCATGTCGGTGATGCCTACCATCACGATGTTTATCACAACTATCACGGATATGAATGTCAAAATGTTCATTTATAATGATTTATATATTTTTGTGCATTATCGGATATCAGTTCCTTGATGGATGTAAGGGTTTTGGTCAAGGTCTGGCGGCATACCATCATCTGATCAGCCATCTGTTGGTTCGATGTATAGAGCATCCTGGTGATATAGATGTTTTGCTTCCATAGGGGAAGGTCGTGCATTGCCTTGGCGGTTGCCCATAGCATCAGTTCATGATATGTCGTATCTTCACCGGCTGGGTCTATATCACGAAGGCAATCGAATATGCAGTCCTTGGTGAACGACAGCATATCGCGCTGTTCCTGGGTATAGAGAGAGCATCCATCATAATCATAGTTTTCCATTATCTGGATATCCGCAATCTCGCGGTTTTTCTTGGCGTTTTTCTTCGCCAGTTTCTCGGCTTCAAGGCGCATCACTTCTTCCTTGCGCTGTTGAACCTTCAATTGCCATCTCATCATATTATCTTGAATAGGGGTAAATTATTGTCGGTGATGCAAGATGATAGATCTCATCAACATCGGGATTGTAGCATTCATCGATGCCCTTCATGATATCATTGTCCATCGATATGGTCGGAATCTTGGTTTTGCTGATTTTGGAATAGACGCCTATAGATGGGATAGCCTGTATCTCGGCAATTGCCTTGCAGTATCCGAGAGCCGGCATCAGTCCTTCATTTTCATATAGATAAGTGATTTTGTCCAGTTTATCATATATCTATAGAAGGATTTCGTGATATATCTCGCATTCATCTCCAAGGGGTACTGCGCCGAATGCCTTGCGCGTGACTATTGCGGCAATCCATCCCGAATTGCAGATATACTGGAAAAACGAATCATTGTTCACTTCGATGGGGACGAGATCCAGACTCGTGAATGATAAAACGACTTCATCCTTCACGGCTTGCGAACGGTCTATGTCCCTTGCCTTTATCTCTTTATCCTTTTGCTGTCCTTTCATATAAAGTCCTTTTTATTGTATTTATCTTGATTGAAAATGGTGATTTTTGAAAAATAGGATATGATTGAAAATCAGCAAGATAGGCTGATTTCATTGCCCAAAAAAATGCAGTGATAATGTGTTGAAAATGAAGGGGTTTGGTGTCGGATTGGATATTATTGCCAATGTAATCCCAGGGGATTGGATGATTGGATTGTTAAGATATACGGAATGTGTGAATGAATGTGAAAATGAAAATTCTGGGGGATGAATTTTATGAAGGCAATTCGGCTTGATGAATTATGATGGAAAAGCCTTGTTATTGAGAATTATTATCAATAGTTAAAGTATGTTAATGACGTAACTGCTTGATTTAGTGTTTAATATAAACATTTATCTCTAACGACATTATAGATTTTGGGCGATAATCACCGACATTTTAAATGATTATCGCCCAAAAAAAGTGAGTTTAGATAAAGAAGACTGCTCCTTTATCAGCCATTATAATTTTTTGTTTTTTAAGCATATAGCACCCCCATCACCGCCCCAAGAAGGGCATCACGGGATTCGATGCATATTATGATGCATATTATGATGCACATGCTGTTTACCGAATGCAAGCCGAACCAGGACAATACAAAAACGAGAAAAGAAGCCGAATTCGGTTGCATATGGCAAGGCAACCAGATATGGTTGCTGTACATAATAGAAGAAACGCTGTTTTTGCCCATTTCCTTGCGTTTTAAGCGAGTTTTGTATGATGGGCGATAAATGTATCATTGTGCCCCCAAAAACCGCCCAAGAAGGCGATTCACGGGATTCGTTGTTTTATATGTTCGTTGTCCGTTGTTTTACCTGTCCGTTGTTTTATCTGATCGTTGTGCTTCCTTTTTGATCACATCAGGCGAAAAAAACAAAATATTCCCGAACAGATCATCGGGCGATATATGCAAAACGATTTCGGACATGTTCACATCATCGACCTTGATGAATCCGGGAACGTATTTCACCGACATCCCATCATATGCGCATTCCATCCTTGAAGGAATCACTTTATTGCATACCCATCCTATCATCTTGCGTGATATCTGGCTGTCGGAATGCATCAGTATCATATAGAAGCCGGGTTCGTTTATGTACATCATAGGCTCTGCATCGAACGTGCCGTGCTTCACTATATACTTGCCCGGTTCATCCAGGGACTTCAACATATCGTCCATATCGCCGCCTATCATACCGGCTATGTCGGACAGTTTTATGTACAGTCTATTGTCAACGCTGATGGTATTCAACGTGAAGGAACAACTTTCGCCGTTCGCCTTTAAGATTGCCGCTTTATCGGCTTCACTTGCTTTGTCCATTATCTTCATATTGTTTTTTGTCCTTTTTATTATACTTCTTGCTGTTCACCATATCACCGAAGCCATCCTGCCGGACATACTTCCTGATCAGGGTCGGGTTCACTTCCTATTCGGCTATCTCGAACATGGACTTGCCTTCCCGGTCTATCATCGAATTATGGATGGATACTATGTCGTTCACCGTCGGATACTATCCATGATCTTCTTTATATGCACGGATGATGCCAAGAAGCATTTCCTTGCTCAATCGCCTTACTCTGTTTGCCATTATATCTGTCAATTCCTTTTTGTCGCCGTTCATATCCATCACGAAGAAATCGCCGTTCATCAGTTCAAGGTTCAATGCGTTCGCTATGTTGTTCAAGGTGATGCCCGTGACTGGGTTGTACATCATACCTATGGTGATGCCTTCTTCATTGGATGCATTCCAGGACATGTCGTTGTTGATGTTCAACATAAAGAGGATTCCGTATGCCCAGATGATGGTGTTCCTCTGCATGGCTGACATCTCTTGCAAGGTATCACGGAAGTTTGCTATCAACTGATACTTTATCGCTGATTTAAGATGGGAATAGGTATTCGGATGGCTACCTATATAATTCACGCCCTTTTTGTTCCATATAGTATCGAAGCGAATTCCGGAACAACTATACTTGATAGGCAGATGTGATGTGTCCAACTTCTTGGATAGTTTGTAGACTGGCTTGAAAACATCGATTGAACTATCGATCTTCATGTGATAATCATCTATCTTGCTGCATAGTTCCCTTCGGTATATGATTTTATCACATACTTCTTTGCTGTTTATGTAGGCAAGATAGTCGTTGCATATCTGGTATGCATAATTTCTATCGAACATAATTTTTTGTTTAATTTTGGTTTTTGGTTTTGGTTGTTTGTAAATAGTTGGCTCGGTATAGAAGTCCAACTGATAAACAAGTCCCTTTATAATTATACAACTTGAAAAGCAAAAAGTTTATTTTCGCTGCAGATAAACTATCTTGCTATGTTGTACATTTTGTTTATTTATATATATTGGAAGGATTGCCGCCCCCCCCTTAAAAAGGGGGCGGCAAATCCTTCCTAATTATTTAAATAAACTAATAGACTAATAGACTAATAAACTAATAAACTACGTTGTTCCTCTTGGTTTACCTCTCTATATATTATACTCAAAAAAAAGCAAAAAGTTTTTTTTCAACTGATAAACTACGTTGCATCTATAATAATTGAATAAATTATATAATTGAAGGACCGCCCCGCCCCTTAAAGGGGGCGGTCCTTCTATAATAGACTAATAGACTAATAGACTAATAAACTAATAAACTACGTTGTTCCCTTCCGGATATACTCTCTATATATTATACTCAAAAAAAAGCAAAAAGTTTTTTTTCACAACGAATCTTGGTAAACTTGGCAAACTTGGCAAACCGGTATGCTTCGGATGGGACGCCGGCCACCCCCCGAAAAGGGGGGTCGGCGGTCCCTTTTCTTTCTTTTATATATTTTTATTACCACCGTGGTTTTTTTAGGTGGTTTTTTTGGTGGTTTTTTTAGATGGTTTTTTTTTATATTTATCTCTGATGAAAATGGCAAAAAACAAAAAAGCATCGATGCTTCCCAGCATCGATGCCCCAAAAAACCAAAATAAAATTAAACAAATCAAACTTTATGGGAAAACTTACCCCCTTTATAATTATACAATAAAAAAACGAAAAAGTTTATTTTCACATCATATTATTTATCTCGCAAGAAAATGCAAGGATAAATACATAAAAAGCATCTATCATGGAACACAAACTTGCACCGCATTCACTTACTTTTGAAAACCCCTTTAGATTGCCCCAGAATGCCTCTATTTTCGCATTATCTATGCCAACCCTACAGATTATACCTCCGGTTGACGAAGATGCCTTAAATCGCAAGAAAATCATCATCCTGGGCAAGTCCAGCAATCCAGACCCTGATGCACTCTTTTAAACAAAAACGAACCCCTATTTATATGGCAACATTTATCCTGTTCACCATCCTTGGCATATCAACGATATTGCTCGCAATCATACTGATCAAGCTTCACAATAAAGTTGAAGAAATGCAACATCACATCACCGATCTCGATAAAACGAAGATGGACATCCCCCATGTTGAAGAGATGTCCATACCTATCGCCTATCATTATGATCCGGAATCGGAAGAGATTCGGTTCGATGTTTGATTGTTTTTTTTGTGTCGTGAATCGGATTTAAAATGATCCGACCGACATATCGTCCCTTATAATTATACAATAGAAAAAGCGAAAAGTTTACTATTTAATAAAATCCTGCTAACTTTTTTACGAAAAAATTCACTTTTTCTTATAGTAAAATCGTAAATTTTCGTAAAAAAGTTAGCA